CTGTTACTAACACAATACGATTAACCATTTTTGTAACTCTTCTTCACCGGTGCGGTATTTTTAATTTTAATAGGCTTTAATACTGGAGTTTCTTTAATGCGAGTTTCTGATTGTTGAATAGTATGTTCAGTTGATTCAACTGTTTCGTTGAATACTCCTGTAATTTCTGGAACTTCTGGAGTGCCCGGTAAGGTACTCTTTTGACTTACCCATTCAACAAAATACAGTTCTTTGTCTAGCCAAGGCATAACAATTTCTTCTTGTCTTAGATATCCATTGGTATTTAAACTATTAACAATGCTAGGATGTAATAAATTTTTGTCTATTAGATCAAACCAGCTGGTAGTTTTAGGATCCATTGGAGCAACATCACTTTTATATACAGCCAATTGAATCCATGGATCATTGAATTTCTTTAACAAGTAAGCATCACGACAGTCAAATCCGTTTACTGCTAACATGTAGATTAAGTTTACCGGAGTGAAGTTGTAGTAGCAACCATTATAGCTTCTGCTATAATAACGGTCATATTCTACACCATTATGCTGAGGAACTGTTAGTAACATCATACCATTTACGGTCATAGCATTACTCCAATGACGCAATGCCATTAATGGATTAGTACTATACTGTAAACAGTTGTAGGCCCACATTAAGTCTATGCTTACTGGGAGTATATATTCTCGATCAAAGTCTTCATTAACTTTATGTAGGTTTGGTAATGTAGGAACCTGTGCTAGTTTACTGCTATCTATATCAACAGCAAAGCAATTGAAGTTATATGGTTTTGGCGGATCATCATAATCTTCCAGCGTTGCCCACCAAACAGCATCTTCACCAGTACCACAGCCCATAATAGCTACGTGTTTTAAACTTTCTAAAAACGTATCATATTGCTGTATAGTTTCTAATATACTTAAACTGTGTCTAGCCAATTGAAGCATCCTCCATACCTGCTGTACGCAAGCGGGTAATATGACCCAGCATAAAGTTTTTACTTTCTAAGCCTTTCATAATACCTAGCCATTTGTTGCGGAGTAAAGCTACTTCGTTAATGATAGTTTCCATATCAATAACATCGTCTTCTGCTTCTGCGTATTTTTCAGCATCACGACTAGTCAAGGCACGTGCGTAAGCCTCTAGGTATTTCTTATAGTGTGTTTGACGTATTTTACGTAGTTGTATGTTAAGGTAGTTAAGAATAGCTTCAATCTCTTGTAATTGATTAAAGCGTTGTTCAGTAATACCTGGTAAATTAGCTAGATTCTTTTCAATATTACCATGAGTTCCAACTTCACGTTTAGCCTGTGATAGTTCGTTCTCATAATAGCTTATGAAGTCAGGAATATTGCCTAAGTTAGCTACTACCTTGTTATACCACATTAATAATCTTCGTCTTCTTCGTCGTCGTAATCGGCTTCTTCAACAGTTTCGCCTAGATACTCTTCAACAGCACGTTTAAGATAGCTATCTGTTCCACCAACTGAAATAAGATCGCGCTCTAAGATGTTATGATCAGCTACCACGCTGATCAAATGATCAGCGGCAGCTTGACGATCTTTCGGATTGATATACTCTTTACAAGTTAACCAAACTTCTCCTACTACATCGATTTCAATGCTCATTTTTTTCTTACCCCCACTGAAATAACCTCAGCTTGCGCAGGTAATACTAAAATTTCAACGTTATTAGGAATAATCATTACCTTGTTGTTTGGCCACAAATATTTAACTTGGCGACCAAGTTCTTCCGCCAACGGCATAGTATATGAACTATCTGTGCGGATGATTACGATTTCGTCCGGTTTAATGTTCATCAGTGTTGTTTCTGGCAACCCTAATGCGTTATCTTCTAAAAATTTATTCATTTTCGATCTCCTCTTCAACCATTGATTCGGCACTTAGTAACGTAGAATTACCCGATACTTCTGCCATTACTTTGTCTAGGCATTCATCTTCATTGCGTTCCCATGCCTTGCGGAACTTCTTAATGCTAGTACCATCAGTAAATGTGTAAACTAAACTATTGCCCTCTTTCTTAAGCAAATTCTTAGCTTCAATCATATCTACCATACCACTGTAAGGACTCATACCAGTTTCATATGGAATCTCTACTTGTACTGACTCAAACGGCTTAGCATAACGTGTTTTCATAATCTTACAAGCAGCACGGATACCGTTAACTGTTGAAGTCTTATTGCCATCAGCGTCTGTTTTAAGTTTAAGTTTGCGCATAGCTACAACGATACTTGAAGCGTAGATAAAACCTTGACCACCTGAAATCTTATCATCTGGGTCAAACATATCTTGTGACGCATAAGTGTGGTTAGTTGCTACTAGGCCAATGTTTAATGTACCAAACATATTTACACAGTTACGAACAAGTGCTGTAAGTGCTTTAGGTTTACGACCCATATCGCCCTTCATTTCACCTGCTTCAAACTGGTTAACGTCTGTTGGAGTTAACATCATACCCAATGAATCTAGTACAAATAATACTTTAGGACGATCTGCTTCGTCAAGTGTGCGGTATTCTTTAACAAAGTCACTAATAACCTTGGCTACATCGTCAATCATAGCCATGTTCAGTTTTAGCAATTTTTCCTCTGAAGTGTCTACTCCTAACGCATGTAACCAAGCCTCATCAAGCGCATTTTCAGTATCAATTAAGATTACATAAATGCCTTGCTCTTGTGCGTGTCGCACAATGTTACCTGAACAGATAAATGATTTACCTGCTCCTGATTCACCAGCAAACACAGTTACCTTACCCATTGGGATGCCTTTATGGAAATCTCCACTTAATAGGTAGTTTAATGTGTAGTTGCCTGTTGAGATCCAATCTGTTGGATCGTTAAAGCCAATGCCCATTCCTGGGATAGCTTTTGTAATACTCTTTCTGAATTTACTAATGTCGTATGGTTTTGCCATGATTTATCCTCATTGAAAGTGGGTAGGGAAATTCCCTACCCTTGGTGTGCTAATTACTCAGATGTCTTTTGACGACTGCGAATCATAGCAAGAATGTCTTGAGCATTCTTACCACCGGCTGCTGGAGTAGCGATTGGTGCTGTTGGAGCACTAACTGCCACCTCGTCTGCTTCAAATGGGGGATCTTCTGCTACCACTGTTGGTGCTGGTGTAGCTGTTTGTGCTACAGGTGTAGCTACTTGAGCAACAGGAGCCGCTTGACTAGCACCTGCTGGAGCACTAACACCACGTGGGCGATAGTAAGCACCCCAACGTTCTGTATCATATGCTTGACCATCCACTGATGCTTCGAACATTTCTTTGATGACTTTTAATTCGACATCATTTGGTTTCTTTGGAAGAAAATCAGCTAAGTTATACAAACCATTCTTTTCGATAGCTTCTGCTTCGTCTGAATTTAACGCACTTTCTTTGCGTGACCATTTACTTGTGCTGTAATCAGAATAACCACCTTTACTAGTTTTGCTAATAGTAAAGTCTAGACCGCCTTGGAAGTCTGTTGGTAAGTTTTCTAACTCTGGGTCAAGTAATGCTGACTTAACCAAGTTGAAAATTTGCGGACTGATAATAAAACGACGAATTGGATTATCCGGTGTTTTGTCATCTGCTAATGGATTTTCATGTACAAACCCTTGGAACAAATATGATTTCTTTTTCCAGTACTTACGACCCATTTCTTCTAGGCTAGGATCTTTAAACCATGTGCGAACTTCTGCTAGAATTGGACATTGTTCACCGTACATTTCCACGCATGGTACTTGTACTGTTACTGGTTTTGAATCTGGTTGGCCTTTAACGCCTGCGAATGTCAAGTTGATCATTAAACGTTCAACCCAAAAGAATGTGTTCTTTGTGTCTGCGTCTGGTAAAAATCTAACTCTTGCTGAAGTGCCTTCTGGAATATTCCAGTGAGCGTAGATGGCGTTATCGCCTTGTTGACTGCCGCCTTGACCGCGGTTTTCTTGCGCTTGTAATTTTGCGCGAATTTCTGCTAATGATGTTGCCATAATGTTTTCCTTTAATTTAAGTTGGTCTTTAATGTGCCTAACGCACTATTATATAGTACGCTATAATTATTTATCTCACAAGAGGTATTTTTGTATATTTTTAGCCAAAACTTCATAGCCTAACATACTAGGATGTACTTCATGCCAATTATCATATATAAGTTCGAGTTTTTTGGCATTAATTAGGGTCATTTGTTTAAATTCTGAGCCAAATTTAGCCATAAATTTACTGTCATTGGCTAGTTGTGTATACCATTCTGGATCACTTAAGTAACAGTCTTGTTCTAGTTCTGGTATTAATAATTTGCTAGCACTAGGCACTACCGCAGTTAAATTTGAATAATTTACTATACTAGGATGTAGTTGACTCCATCCACCTATACACAGTACAGGTTTATTATAGCTGTTTAATTTAGTATAGAGCTTGGCAAAATAGTCATCTATCACTGTTTCAAGAGATTGATACTTTTGTAGGCTATCCACAAATGCCTGCTCTAAGATCTTCCATCTAGTGTCTTGGTCTGTGGGATATTGTTTGCCATAGTAATGCCTTTCACGAAATATGTCAGTTTGGAAGAATACTATATAATCTATTTCTTTAAGATTGAATTTTATTTGGGCATCGTTAGTTCCAAATAGACAACGCCCAGTGTTATCCCAACGCCCATCCAATCTATCCATCATAAGCCAATTACTGCCGCCGCCTTTGCTGATGTTGGTCACTTCATAACCTAGATTTTCTAGTACAGTCTGTACACCCTGCCCAGTCGGTCCATAGCTGTCGCCTGTGCCAGAGAATACCCCAACTCCCCAACTATCTCCTGTGAGCAATACTTTCATAAGTTTTCCTATTATGCTCTAGTACAGGTAACATTTCTAAATGTAATTGGTGTAGTTGTTCTAAACTCAATTGAGCTAGTCTATCTACTTCTTGTTTAATTGCTTCTAGTCGATCATAGATGTTTTCTATGCTATCATAGCTTTCGTCAATCCATGGACTAAATGTTTTAAATCCACTAGAGTGTAATCTTTTTAATGTATTAACAGCACACATTACTATAAAAGGTTTTCCTACATATAGATTTTTAACAGTCTTTTCCGTTATCCAATCGCTAGACAATATATCAGACTCTACTATAATCTCGATGAAATAATTTCTATACTGCTTGCGATTTTCTCCTACAATCGCATCATGTGTGTATACTCTATGTTCAAATAGTTTATCATAGATTATAGGAGTATTTCCATTGGCCCAAGCTGTATCAAAATATTTGTCTAAGTTTCTATCTAGGACGATACCTTTTTCTTGATATGAAATATAACTCTCATCTTTATAGTTTTTATGTAGGTGTTGTGCTATTTCAAACCTAAAGACAGTGCCTCTATTAAACCAACAGGCAAACTTTTTTCTAAATGGATCTGTGTATATAGGAATAGACTTTATTGTTGGATATAATACGCGGCACCAATAGTCTACAGCTTCATTAACAATAACAGTAGCATCAGAAACAGTTATGTTCTCTCTACAGACAATAGCACAAGTATCTTGATTTAGATTAAAACAATTAATTATATTATTGATTACTATAAGTGCGCCAGACTGGGCAATGTTAGCACCATCTTCAGATATGAATAAAAATCGTTTGCCTTTACCATGTTTATGTGCTAGATATATCAATTGATCCATACCTCGAATCGCACACTCTCGTTCGTATACGGTGTCGAAATTAATTACTACTACATCATCGATGATGGTAATAGCATTAAATCTATCAGGCATATCTATCGCATAAAATAGTTTTTGATAGTAAAAATCTTCTAAACTAAGCATACACATACTTATCGGCCAAAAAGAAAGGCACTTAAAAAGTGCCTTGTCTTATGACTTAGTGTCTTATTTTAAACCTGATAACTTTTTAATTTCTGTTAACATGTTATCTTTTGATTCTTTACTTTCGTTTGTTGATTTTGACTTCATTTTATTGTAGTGTAATAGATCTTCTTCTGAATCACCTTTGGTCATTGCTTTTGCTTGACTAGGCATGATTTTAAGTTTGTCTAATGTGCTTAATGGTTTTGCGCCCATGCGTTTCATTTTTACATCTTTGTTTACGTAGTCTTGGCTAATACCTTCTGCCAGTGCTGCCTTCATTTCTTCTTTAGTTTTATTGTACTTTGCCTTAAATTCTTCATCTGACAGTTCTTTAAGATCCATGTCAACTTCTTTTACTTTGCCTTCGCCCAATGCTTTTTCATATGCTTCGTTAAATTCTTCATGCCCTTGCTCAACACCAATGCCAGCATTGCGTCTTATTTGTGCTATCCAGCCACTAACATCACTTGATCCAATTTCGCTAACAGGACCAGCAAAGTCAGCTATTTCTGTAGCAGCTTCTATTATGCCATCTGGGCCTAATTTTTTTAATAATGCTGTACAATCAGCATCACCTACTGATACTCCATTAAGAATTCTGCGTACAATAGCTGAAACAATAGCTTCAGAGCTGTCTTCTTCGTCTTCTTCTTGTACTTGTCTAGCCTGCGGATTTACCATACCATCCATGCTGTCATCACCTGAACCGTATGTGCTGTTGAATTCACCTGGTTCTGCTCCTTCATCGGCATAGTCACTAGCGATATCTTCATCGTATTGATCAGGGGTATCTTCGTCACCAATTTCATTCATAAGCTCTTGGTATACTGCTGGAACATTTTCTTGTAACCATGCTACAATAATATCACGAGCATCTACTTCTGGGTTTTCTCTAGCGGCTTGCGCTAATTTTGCTTCTAATTCGTTGTTGTTGATAATGTCGCTAACTGCGTTAATAGAATTAACAGCATCAACTCCTAGCGGAATTGGCTCAGCAAATAGATCAATTAGGTCATCGATGTTAATAGGTTCGATACCCCATTGTTTAACACCTTCTTCATCTTCGTCCCAACTTTCGGCTACTTGATTAGCCCAGTTTTCGAAACTTTCAGCAAATTTATTATTTTTCTTCATGTTATAAGCCTTATGTACTAATGGTAATGCGTCATCTACGTTATTATTGTATACTTTGCGAACAAAACGCTCACGTACAGAACTTTCATCAAATTCCTCTTCTGGAATGTAACTTGTACTAGTTGCTTCAAATTGTTCTTTACATGCTTGATAGCCTTTTCGACCAGTCATGCGTTTTAATGAATTGTTTAATAGTCCATGGTATTCAAATGCCGCTTCGACCATTTGTTGTGTTTCACTATCTTCAAATGTTCTACGACGCATCGAATTTTTAAATGGACGTAGTTTAGCACATTCCATAGCTATTTCAGTAATGTGTTGACCGAACTCGTCTTCCATACTACCACCTTCACTACAGTGGCGTGCCATAGCACGAGCATATTTTAAACTGTTAATAGGTAATTTACGACGTTCGCCATCATGTGTTT